GTAGTATATATATAATAAAATAAATGATTAAGGATATTAGTGGAACATAGGCGGTGTATTCACGCTTTCCTTAGCTCTAGAAGTTTTATCTTCGTCATCGAGCAAACCTTGTTCATAATAAACATCATTTAAGTCGTTGTGTTGAAACTCTCCAAATTCGAAATTCCATATATCGTTTTTGCCAAGTCCTCCCCAAACCATTGCATCTAGCGTATACCAATCAAGAACCAGTGGGTCTTTACCCTCACTAGTTAGCACTAGATTCAATTTCTTTTTGAGTGCATCGTAAACTTCCTTTCCGTGTCCGTAACATAGTCGTAAACTCTGCTCCATATTTTGAATACTCAAAGCTTCAGGATCAATACATTTCTTTATCCATAAAGCTGTATCTTCGACAACTGAGTATTCCAGTTTTGCCAAATAATTCATTCCATCGTGATGTTTGCTGAAACTACATTTCAAGAAACTAACATCATCTAGAGTAGTGTATTTCTTGTTTCCACTTTTGCTTGCATCAGTGTACTTAAAGTCATACTTTTCAAGTTGTTTTGAAATAGTATCACAATTGTAGATTTCACTAACTCTATCAGTTATATTCTTTAATTCATCATCTCCACAAACAACTGATTCCACATTTTCATCATACGCTTCTCCTGTTGCCAAAGTTGGTTCAGCAACCTTCATTATATCAATCCAAATTGCAACATCAAGTATTTGATGAGCAATAGAATTAATCATCGTAGTAGCTGGATGTCCTGATGGAATACCTCCTGGTGAGCGATAAACTGTATTATTGACAATGTGTAGAGCTTCTGATACTTCTTTCTTCATAGCCTTTCTCATATTTTTCCAACTATCTTCCGGTGGTCCATACGTGTCGTACCAATCATCAATAACATCAAAAGCTCCCTCTATAAATTGTTTTCCAATACGTGGTCCAAAATCTTTGAAATCACCATCAAAAACACGTGTTCCCTTTGATTGCATTCTATAAGCCAATTCTGTCCAATCTGAGCCATTCACATTGATTCCAACGGAATGTCTAAGTTTGGCAAAATTTTTTATGAAGCTCATAGAAAATTCTTCAAATGCTTGTTTAAATTGGATCAATTGTATCATCTCTCCAATAGAAAACACACGTGGATCTTTTCCTGGTTTCTTTCTTTCATCCTTTAACGCATCTGTATACACAGTTGGAAATGGTACACCAGTCATTCTTCTTCCATATTGTACCCAGTATTCTTCAGCAGCCTCAGTAGCAATTTCACAATCAAGAACTTCACCATGTTCATTACGAGTAATGAATATGTAATCACCTTTAGATTTCATTGAAGTTGTTGACCATGGCCAACCTGCACTAGCAGATAGTTTCATTGCCTGTGAGTAGCTTGTTCCAGCAATAACAATACCACATATAGCTTCGTATTGAGTTATATGTCCTCTTACATTCAATACAGGTTTTGCATTCTTTAGATACATTCCTGATACATGTGCTATTGCTTGCCTGACAATACTTGGATCCATCATTTTCATTGGATTCATCATATGTTTAAGTGCTCCATTCCATAATGGAGAATGTTCTCTTCCAACCCATCTTGGATCATGTTTTGATAGAACTACAGGTTCAGTACTTGATTTCATTCCCTGCAATTCCATTTTAGCACGAAATACAGATGGTCTGATAGATGTTTTATCAGATTGGAACGGTTTAAATTTGTCATCAACAGTTGCAACAAAATCTATATCTGTTTCACCTTGTCCCTTCACGTTCATAAGGCTGTACAAAATTTTGTTTATTGTTTCCTGACACAATGGAACCTGAAAACCAATTCTCACATTTTCTACTCCTGCAATATGAAAACCAAATATAGGTGTTCTACTATCTCTCATAATCAATAAAGAACCACATTTACCAACACCACTCATTGTACTCTTAAATACCATTCTTAATTCATCAACTTTTCCTATTTCGTCATGTTTAGCCACAATAGGTCCAGGATGAAGACAATCAATTGTAACTTGCTCTATAGTAACATTTCCCTTAGTTTTTTCAACTATTAATCCATCACATTCACGTGGATAGTGTGCAAAATGTTTTACAGGCAAGAAATATTTTACAATATTTTTAAATTGACGTCCTTTTGGTAATAAAACAGCAACCAAATTCCATCCGTTTTTCTTCATTTCTGGTATCTGTTTAAAATCTGGAACAAACTTCTTCCACATTAACTTTTCACCCTCTTCGAATGCATATGCATATTCTGCAACAGCACCACGACTCATTCTTAGTAAAATAGCTAATGCTTGATGTTCAGTTAGCAATCCAATATTTTCACATATACCCTGTACACGAACTACATTTGTTGTTTCTCCTGTTACTACTCTCAAAAATACTACGTTGTTCTTTATTGCATTTAATATACATTGTTCTTGTGTGTTTTCTCCTCCATTACCAAGTACCAATGCTTGCAATTGCGGCGGTGTTACTTTTACTTTTGCTGCTCTAGTTCCATTTTGAACATAACCTTGACCCTTTGTCACATTAAACAATGATTTGATACATTTTACTGATTCAAAAACCAATGTTAACGATCCAAGTAAAGCCAATGAACCTATAGCCATTTTTAATATTTTAGATCCATGTTGTTTAATCCAATCAAAAAATGACTTTTTAGGTGGTTTCCATGTTGCTTCACTAGAAACAAATTCTGTTGGTATACTTCGTAACGCCCATGCTCCATTACCATTTTCACGTTTGTATTTCAATAATGTTTCCCATTGTGAATTGCATTCTGCCCATCTTTCACACAAAGCAACACGATACTCTTCATAATTACAATCTTTGCAACAATATTGAGCCGGCCAACCAAGTGTTTCATTAGGTGTTATTATTGCCCACATTCTATCGCGATAAGCAACATCACATTCAGTAGTGATCTGTGATGCACTAGCTCCCTTATGCATACAATAACGCTTTGTATTTTTATTCTTCATCAATGGATAGTAGTACGGTTGTCTAGTTGATGGTGTACCCTCTGGACATATTCCCTCAAGATTGTAAAAGTCAATATCATCATTATCACCTTGACCATTTACCTTGTGATATAAATATGTCCCAATCCATGCTCCAGCTAGTGCTCCTTGTGCTGATCGATTTGCTATATAATTAACTTTTGCCATAGCCAACAAACCAGAGAAAATATATTTCAATGATTTTATTGTCCATCCCGGTATTACCTTATAAAAGTTAACCAATTTACATAAAATTTGTCCTTTCCATTTTCTTACTTTATGCAACAAACCAACCAAATAACCAGGATCAGTTAGTATATCCTGAAAAGCAGCACCACAGTCACATATTCTTCCTGGTTTTAATATTTCTTCAATACATTTATTAGTCTTCTCCCAACATTCAGCACAAATACCTTTTCCACATTCATCAGCATATTCGTAGTTTTTCAATTTCTTTTGATCATAACCACATCTTATTTTGATATCATTGGAACATTTGTATCTTAATGTTGTCTTGAAAACACATTTGCATTCAACACAATATCCTTTACCATAATCATCCAATAATCCTGCTTTAAATCGAGCTCCAATCGATTTTAATAGTGAATTTCTTTTTACTTCTTCATCATGATCTCCTTGTCCGAGTACCAAATCAGTTGCCATTTCAACAACATTATCTGCATCTTCTATCATAATGTTTACAAGTTCTTCAGCCGTTATTTTCTTTTCTAAGCTGTCTGAAAGTAATTCACCCTTTTCCAATTCTATAGAACTCTTTTCAACCATTTGATCAACTGTAATTTCATCATCAGCTATTAATTGCATTTTCTTCAATCTAAACTTCATATCTCGTTGTTGTTTGAGAGTGTATTCTTTAAAGATCTTTTCATAATATTCCATATATTCTTCATGAGTAAACCATTTTCTACGTTTATTTTCATCAAGAATATAAGAATGAATGTCTGTTGGATCTGTATAAATAGTATATTCATAACAAGAACCATTAGACAATTCTTCTTCTGTAAAGTCTTTATGTGATACACGATCTTTCTGAGGTTTCCATTGTTCATTATCAAACTGTGATGTTGGTGTTGTTTCTTTTCCTTTTGCTGCTCTCCATCTTTGTCCAACTAACAAATCAGCACGTCTCATGAATGCCTGACGATCTCTCACACACTTTGGAACATAAAAGACATTATTATCCGTCATTACTACCATTTTTGATGTTATCCAACGATTCTTTTCTTCGATTTTAGCCATTGGTGCATTTAATGGTACTGTAGATTTCAATGTCATTAAAAATTCCGCTCGTGTTGCTTGTTTCTGTTCGTCTGTAGTAGGAAAGATTTCATCAATTAGTATTATTGGCTGACCAATATAACCATTCATAAAATCTCCATTTGGCAAAGCGTAAGTTGGTTGAGACATTGCACTTGAAAATCCACGAACTTTCTTATAAATTTCAACAGCATCTATTTGAGCTTGGAATGATTTACCAACAGCAGTTGGTCCAGTAATTTTAACAAGGAAGGGTTCTTCTCTGATCACAGCACTAGTTACTAGAACTGTATCATTTTCGAAGTCCCTTATGAATTTGTCATTCTCCTTACAAAATTCGGTCATTCCCTTATCTTCACAAAACATAAACTCGCGTTTATAGTTTTTAGCTTGAAAATATGCTCTTAGATACTGTTTTTGTCCATCTATAGATTGTGTTAATTGTGGATTGTTGATTTGTGATCGTAAACTAACTATTTCATCGTAATGTTGTTTTAATTTAGCGTGATTAGCCAACATTTTTTCCATTTTAAGACTTTTGTTTTTGAATAAAAATTTACTAATTATACGTTTAACCAAAGTAATGATATTTGAAAAGAATGTAGTAGCTTGATTTACTGATCTAAAAAAGTTACTTGAAAAACAAAATAGTTTGTCACCCAAAGACTTTCCTTTTGGCATCGCTTTAACACCAAGTGCAGATGATACACCAGAAGAAACGAGTGCTACTAAGACAGCAATATCCTTATCAGACATAAACTTTTCTTTCTTAGCTGCACAATATTCACAGTGTAAATTACATTCAGCACTTTCTTGACACCTAATACACATATCATGATCACATTGTCCCTTGATGTTCTGGAGTTCTTGTGTCGAACCATCAAGAGGTATGTTTTTCTTTTTAAAAAGTCCTTTGAAAAAATCAACAATTTTGGTAACATATTCCCATTTCAAAAATTTAAAAGATATTAAAACTGAAAAAGAAGACAAAACCAGTGTCATTGGATTCGGATTCAAAATAGCCATTAAAATCTGTAAAACTGCAACGCAAACTTCATCCATACTAAAACTTAATGAAGAAGGTAAAAATTTCTTAATACCCTCGACAACTTTTAGAATTTCTGTTTTTACATCATTTACAAGTTCATTACATGTGTCAATTATTACATTAGATTTTTTAACTGCTTTATCAACGTCTTTAACTATTCCTTCAACTTTTGGTACATTTTCCTTAACTGTAGTAACTATATCTTTAGTATCAACCATTATATCATCTATTTGATCAAATGTATGATCAGCCTTTTCAGATACACGTTTGATAGTATTTGTTACTTCATTTAAAGAATCTCTACCAGATTTAACCAAATCATTAGTATTTTTTACGACTTTTGGTGTCATTTTCTTCTTTATACTATGAATTAAACCAGATTTTTGTTTTTCCTCAATCTCTATTTCTTCCTCTTCTTCACCGATTTTAGCATCTCTTAATTCATTCAATTTTTCGAGTACAGTTTGTCCTATATCATTATACAAATTGTAAGCGCCAGCTCCTGCATCCTTCTGCACCACTGACTCATCGCTAAAATCCTGATCTCTATCCATTTGTCCTTTAACTTTAAATTTCCATTTCGGTGCCTGAATTGGTTCTCTTCTAACTTTTGATTGTGCACTAGTTGGTGTTCCCAAACTATATACAAGTTGAAAACTATCACTAGCTCTCGTATATATAGTATATTTTATAGAACGGTTAGTGTACAAGTATAAACTTGCTATATTACAAAAATTAGAATTGAAACTATTAGTTTGCCATTGTGTAGATGGATTAATTTCAAGATATTGAGATAAACCATACCAAGGTATATTTATCTTCTTGAACTGATTGATGCTAGTATCCAAAAACATAGATGGTGTGCCACGCATGAAATCTGGTATTGTTTTACCATTATCATATGAACCAAATCCTATTCCAACTATAACACCACCAGCAGCAATTACTCCTCCTTCACCTTCATTAATCATACCAATGATTTCTGTATTATTCGAGTTTTGTTTTACCATATTTCCATTATGTGTTTCTACCAATGAATTTACACCCGTAGCATACGAATTAAAGTTGTTATTTGCATTAGTCAAATACGCTTTTAATTTCAAGTTATTATCCATTGCATTTTTTATACCAATGAAATCATTATTGATTATCTCAACATTAGTTTGATTAACACTGATAATATTTTCTAACTTGTCATTGTTTGTATTTTCCTTAGTTACATTTCCATTATATGTATTAAAAACTTTCGTAAAATCTACATCTGCTACTCCTTCACCACTAGCACTATGTTTAACATAATCACCCTCTACTCCTTTACCAATTTTCCACAATTGTTCTCCTTGTGAAAAATCACTGGTACTAGCAGAATTAAGTGTTAATGGTACATAGTTACCCGGATCCTCTACTTCATCACGATTATATGATTCAATAGATGGTACAGATGTTATAGCATTACTTAATTTTACTGAAGAAGTATCTAATGTTTGAATTGCCTTTGGTGTTAACAATTCAACAATAGCACTTGATACTGTTGGTTCTATTTGCAACATAATATCAACTCCACCTCTATAGTTTTTAAAACATTTCATTAATGCATCTTGTAAACTTCCTGGTGCTGTAAAGTTTGTGGAAATATCAATTTTAGTATTGGTTGTGATTGTACCAGTTTTATAAATCGTATATCTTTTCATTATATCACTGATATCTTCTTGATCTTCACCAATATTCATTTCTATTCCACCCTTATCTACTGGAACATTCTCTCCTTGACCAACAACACTCATTTCCCAAAATTCTGGATCCTCTTGTAGATTACCATATTGAGATAATTGAGGTATCGAGCAATCCAAATCTGAAATAGTACCGTAGAAATTTGTATCTCCTGCATCAACGAAAATTTGTACTTTAAAACTTTCATAATTACCAGTACCAACTCTTAGAGGTGCCACTATACCAATATATAAATACAAGTGTTCTAGAATGGATATTCTAGGTTCCAAATTAGACAAACATGAATAAATTGAAAACCACTTAGCATCAAATACTGCTTCATTAGCTTTAGACATATCAATAATAATACCACCCCTTTTCATTATATCAAAAGTAGTAGTTCTTGATGCATAAGCATTATCCGTTACTTCCAAAGTATTTGGTTGATACATTAATCCAACTATATAAGCTCCACACTGTGTTCTTACTGAATTTCCCTTGACAGTAACTTTTAAATCTGGTAAAAATTGAGCCATTCGGGAAAACATTGCAGTATTTACAAAACACGGATCCTCCAACAATATTTCCAACACACTTCGAGAGTATATAGGAACATTTGTGTTTTGCATTGAAGTTGTTATAGTAAAAGTATCAAGTGGTACATTTCTGTTCGTTGTTATTTCTACTTTATTACCTTTCAGCGTAATTGCATTTAAAGACCATTCTTTCAAAGTTGTTTCTGCCATAAATTGCTCTATAGTTTCTACATCCGATTGTACAATAGTATTTTGTGCCGTATCTTCAACATTACCCTCAACAACAGTAGGTTGTTCCATACCATCTGATTGCAAAGTATCATCTTCACCTTGTCCACGAACTGGTAATACTACTCCTCTATTACTTGTGTAATGAAAATCTACATCAGCAGATACAGTTAATACACAATCTATTGTACTACTAACTGAATTATTTGATACCAATGGATTCATTACATATATAGCAAAATATCCCAATTGTCCTTGTGTTTCATCTGTCAATCTAAATGGTGTTACTGAAGAAAATGGTATTTTAAATCTAGCTAAATTTGTTTCAGTTAAATCAACGAAAGTTACCAATGAACTCTTTGCTGTATCCCAAGTTGAATCATTTACAAATGGTACAAAAGTAAGAGCTATTGAACCAACATGAAAAACTGTTTTAAAAACCATTAAATCTATTTCTAAACAACCAGTATTTAGTTTGAAGAAAGGAGCAAAGTAAGATAAATTAGAATTTACAAAATCACGAGGTCGTACTATTTTTCCATAAACTTTTTCATGAACTGTATTAGATGTAGTAAGCGTAAATTTTCCGTCATTATAAAAACAAGGTACTCTAGTAAATTGTGTAATATGTGTAACTTTAGGGAAAGGATTTCCAACATGTGCCATAGCACCTGAAGGATCCAACCTAAATGTTTCCATACTTTCTATACCACGACCAGTTGCCGTTGCTTCTGAAGGTTGTGGTATGATTACTGTACCCCTTTTATATGATTCCATTTTATCCATATTAAAATCAGACAATGTACTCTTAAGTAGTGACCTTAAAGACGCCTCTTCCGGTTCTTTCTTTCTACCACCCATTATTGGTCTGACAATACCCATTGCAGCATTTGCTACTGGTCCTACAACTCCTCCAGTCATAGCATTTGCAACAGGTAAAGCAATATCCATAATTCCACCCAATAATCCTTGTCCAATAACTACATGATCCGTTGTTAAATTTTCAATTAAGTACGACTCTCCTCCAGGTAGTGGTATTGAGTTGATAAAACGTGTAAATTCAGGCTCATTAATTGAAAACAATTTTTCAGCTACTGCATTATCTATCTGTATACGTATATATTTTTTAGATGTTGAGCATGTTTCATAAACAAATTTTTCCTGATGTTCTATTACCATTTCTACATGAGTTTTAAACAATGGAAGTTGTGAATTTCCAATAAAAACAATAGGCCATTCTGTGTAACTTACTATATTTAATCTACGTTGAATACCATCCTTATTTTGCCTGAAAGAATTTAGAACTGAATTTAAATATGAAATTTCATTATTAAAACGTTGTGCCATTGTAAATTTCCACTCAAATTGTACCATTTCATCACGAGTTGCAAAGGCTGAATAAAACTTGCTAATTGCCAATAATTTTGATTTAGATTTTACTCTATCATAACCCATAAAAGTATTTTTTATACCATTATGAATTACTTCAATTATTGTACGCCATTTAACATCTTGTTTGTTATGTTCAGTACGCAACTTCGGCATTTCAGTACAACGAGTCATACTACTTAATGCATCCAAATTTGTAGATATACGGGAAAACCAAGATAATAATCTTTCACCATTACCAAGATCTTCTTCTACAATATTGTTGTTGTTTTTGCTTACTATATGAGAGTCCGAAGCAATAGGACTACTAAAAGTTTTGTTTAAATTGATTTGTGACATAATTGATTCCCACGAGTATTCTTCCCCTGCGCACACATTTGCTGAGCCCAATTGGGTTACAGGAGGTGAAATTTTTGAATAATCATCTAAACTACCAAAGGCGACGCAACCGTTCGACTGGACAACACCTACATCGACCTCGCCGGTCATCCCAGATAAATTTAAATGTTCGCTTTCTCTAGTGGAGTCCGAAGCGAAACCAGGACTACTAATTTCATCTTTAACTACTGACGCAGTTAAAGGTCTTAAGTTGTCATCGTTAAATTCCAATCCGTTTTTCTCTCTTTTTTGTGCTTTCATTTTTGTTTTAGAGTTGCATTGATCTACATGCTTGTAGATACTGACTTTCCTTAACGACTCATTTTAAACACTTTAGGTACGAGTTTACCTTTTGTTGTTGTATATGTCAAATAAGATCGAGTTAAGATAATCTTTTTATAGATTAAAAATCTCGTTAATCTTATTCCGTATTCCAAAATCTTTTAGTTTTGTTGTTTCCCAATGAAAATAGATAATTACCCACAGTTGTCCTATGTGCAATATCATGAGGTTTGGATTTAAACCTGAAATGCAGTAGGTAGTCCC